CACTGTCCCATTTCGTATTATTTCTATACTTTTCTTGTACGCTATTTTCGAAATTTCCTATAAATATAGATTGTATGTCGCGTTCTTCAAAAGATAATATTCCATTCTCTTGCAATACCTCTTCCAAGACGGTTGGCCTCCTGGGCCAATCGATCCACTTTTTCATTTTCAATCGAGGATGAATTTCACGGATCCGTTTTCCTTCCTTTTCTACATCCCCATTTCCCAACAACATAAGACTCGTATGTTGCAACTCATTGTTACACCAATGATCTGGCTGGTCGCGATCGTTTGTCAATATATTCGGTTGCAACCAACAATGTACCGTATTTTCATCATATTCTATTTCAACATCCTTGTTTTTGACTTGTAATAAAACTGCCAATTCACGATAACTATCATTTGTGTGAAACGCTGGACCAGGAAGAGGCTGTTTAGGTATCCGAAGAACCCATTTATTATTGATAACTCGAAAAATAATGGCCAATTCTTTATACATTTTTGCCATCACTAGACGCTGAACAATGATTTGATTGAATTCATAAAACCGAGGATCTTTGAAATGTGTGTGTATGAATTTCAGTGGTTTATTTTTATAGTAAATATTTGGCTTATGATTGTGGATCGAAATATACGAGGCGATTTTTTCACTTAATTCAGGAGATAATAAATACCGCCAAGCTTGCAAATTATAAGTTTCGTCAAATGTAAAATAATCATACTTTTGGACCAGGTCTTCAATGGATGCTTGATCATAATATCTCGACGACCGAGTGAATTCAATCCAATCATCAGGCAACCTTTTGTTATTGGTCCACAACATTCCGCCGTTGTAATATCCCACCTTTTTACTAGTTTCTTCATCGATGAATCCAGGTGAGACGCCCAACGATTTCGTGGTATCAATATCTTCAATCGGATTCATTATGATAATATCACAATCCAAGAAAAGTGTATCTTCTGCGTTTTCCAATGCCAATTGAATGACTCTTGCTTTCGACATCTGGAATTCACCCCATATACCTTGTTCTACCATTGTTGCGCGATCCATTCCATTATATTTATCCAATTCTACACACCAAATCATTTGAAGTTTTGGCTGTGGAGTAATGGATTCGATGACTTCCCTTGTTTTACTATCAGACAGAATGTATATTGTTTCATTCGTATGATGAACAGACAGTGATAACAAAAGTCCGACTAATTCAAATGCTGAATTTTCTGTACACATAGTTGAAAACGATCGAGGTTTTGTGATAACACGTTTACGAGTACTGGTACTGTTGTAAAACGAAGATTTTCGTTTGTATTGGTTTGCCAATTCCAAGGCATCTTTGCGCAATATTTGAAGATTTTCTTGAAATTTGTCTTGAGATTTGTCTTGGTAGTTTATGAAATTGGGATCATTGTTGATATCATATCTCGGTCCACCACCGTTGTTACTACAAAAATGTTGATTGAGTGGGAAAAAATGATCGGGCTGATAAAGCCAATTATACCAATCATCGCAACACCAGTTAATAATTTCTTCTGGAAAAAAACGCCCGAAAAATTCCATATGTTTTCGCGAGACAAAGGCTTGTGTCAAAATGCGATTGTTATTATTGATCGGTCCTGTCAATCCCACATCTTCATTTTGTTGCAATGTTGAGATCGCGTCATTTACCCAACCCGATGTTTGAAAGTCGATATCGTCACCACATTGAAAGAAATAATCACATCCTTCTCGGTAGGCTACATCAAAGAGGCGATTCCACATAACTGTCAAATGACCTTTTGCTACATTTTCAATAACGTGAAATTGGAAAGATACGTTTTTGAAAACGGTGGAAAATCGGATGATTGCCGATTGCTCAATGGCATTGTCAAAAATGCGATCGCCCTTATCAATGCCGATATAGAATACATACTCGTGTTCTTTATCCATTGTTAATAAAAAGGTTTTCAATGTCAAATGATACAAATAGGTATCCTTGACATTTTTCCAAGAGTCTCTACCGCGAGAGGTCGATAAAATAAGTAGCCCAACCTTCATAACAAATGATAGAGAGAGTGTTTCTATATTGATTACGAATTACATCAAATACGAAATACGAAATACAAAATACGAAATACGAAATAAAAAATACAAAATTTTTTTTCTAGGCTCGCTTCGCTCGCCACGTCAAAAACATTACATACTAGAGTAATGTTTTACTACACACACAATGAATTGGACGTATATCTTTATTCAGAGAAGTGGATTTATTTCTTGTATTTTCTCTTGTATTTTCTCGATTTTTTTGTTCGTCGTTTACTCTTTTTTTTGACCGGTTTGAATGTATCTATTATAATGTCGTTCTATGACCTTGATGTATGGAAGTCCGCTTTGCGGGCTTCCCCTACATAAAAGTGAAAGGATGGGATCATAAGGGGCACCACCTTCAGGTGGAGCCTACGGCGTCTCCACCGTAGGCCGCCCGTTGGGCGGCCAGAACCTTGGTTTCCCTTGGTATTTCAAAATATCCAAGACTTTTTTGGTAGTCGGAAATTCCCCACCCCCATAAATATCCTGTAACAACAGCCACTCAAACAAACCCCCCACATAAAGATAAACATTGCAAAACCCCAACTGAACCAATTGATGATACTTGGTTTCCGCAGTCAAATCCGCCGAATTCAAACCATACACCACAATCGACGTCGTCTGCATACGCCGGTCAATCATATCATTCATCGTCTTTTCTTCTAAATCAATGGGCACCGTTTTAACAATCAAACAGTCTTGCATATGTGCAGGCAAAGTATTAATAATCACAAAGGAATGGTGAATGGCATATTGCATATCTTGGAATCCAAGAGTCTGTTTTTCGTTTTTCTGGAACCATTTCAACATTGTTATTTTACGTATTCAAATGGATACAAAGGCCTATATCCTTTTCATTAACAAATATATTTTTTTCTACGAACGGATTTTCGTTTGTTATTTCTTCGTCGTTTTGATTTACGTTTTCCACCGGATACTGTACATGCTCCTTTTCTTTTTTGTTCTATAAATTCTAGCTCATCTGGATGAATTGCAAATACAGGCTGAAAATCATCACCACATACATAAAACATTAGTATGTTATAGTATTTATCAGGTGAGTAATCAGGATCTAGACCTAAACGATCATTCAAGCCTTTCGGAATATTCGAATCATTCTTTATAACATTACGATACTTGTAAACATTTTTTGGTAATTTATCGACTATCATACGTCGTGTTCTATCGAATATCATATTCAAATCTATTCTCTGAATAAACTTACCCACGTAAAAAAGAGACGGATCGTTTAGAGCGTTATGCCCTTCTGGTTCTGGAATAGTACGTCTATTAGCATCATAACTTATCAGTAAGTCCTTAAATTCATATCCTTTGTTAGGGTTCTTTATTCTAGCATAATAACGTTTATCCGGATCCAACTCATCCCATTGAATGATATTTTCCTCAGCCATATATTTATTATCTAGACAAAATCCCCTGCAAACGAGTTTTCACTTCCCCTAAAACACTTTCCAAGGGCTCATACTTAGGAGCACGCAAAATAATCACAAAGGAATGGTGAATGGCATATTGCATATCTTGGAATCCAAGAGTCTGTTTTTCGTTTTTCTGGAACCATTTCAACATTGTTATTTTACGTATTCAAATGGATACAAAACCGTGGATAGACCTTAATGTCTATCCGCGGTTTTGTAGCCATTTGGCTACAAAATGAGGTAGCACTTTATGTTTATTCGGGGATAAATGTATTTATCCGCGAATAGACATTAACAAATATATTTTTTTCTACGAACGGATTTTCGTTTGTTATTTCTTCGTCGTTTTGATTTTCCACCGGATGTTGTACACGATTTACCGTTACATTCTTCATCTTCTTTGTGTTCCATAAATTCTAGCTCATCTGGATTAACTACATAATAATGACGAGGTTGAGGAGTGATAAATTTTAGTATGGGTACGAAGCTATTGTCAGCAAATGGGCGCAGTTGAAAGCCAATCGGAACATCAAAATACCTATCATCGTGTATTTGCGTAACCATATTATATATTTTAGGATTACTCGGGCCATTATCAAGATTATACAACATACGTGCATCCATAGTCTTATCAAATACACCTAAATAAAAAATATTTTCATCTCGTTCATAAAATTGAAAAAAATGGTAGTGGCGTTCGTAGAGACTTCCAATAACACGATAACTTAATATTAAATCTTCAAACTTATATTTTCGAAAATCCTTTCGTCTAGCACTATATTTTTTTCCAGGTTTCAAGTCTCTCCAAGCTATCCAATCAAGTGTTTGTGGTCGTGGTTGTGGTTGTGACTTATTGTCAGATCCAAGATCTACCAGAGGAATGCTTTTTTCATCAAGTGACTGAGCCATATATTTATTATCTAGACAAAATCCCCTGCAAACGAGTTTTCACTTCCCCTAGAACACTTTCCAAGGGCTCATCCTTAGGAGCACGCAAAATATCCACACTCGAATACCAATAAGCCGTCGAATCCGTACTCCACCGCCATTCCGAAACATTACCTAACAAAAGCCAAGTCTTCACCCCCATTACCCCGGCCAAATGAACAATATAGGTGTCGACAGTGACCAATAAATCAATGTTTTGCAAAAGGGCGATCGTATCCACAAAGGGTTTTGCCAGATCCATCTCTTCATAAATATTCAAACGATCACGCAAAACCGGGTCTACAGAAGCCAAATCCGTTTCCACCTCCGATTTACGATGAATACAAATGAGATCAATGGGCAGATCCAAGAGCGTTTGAAAGGCAGACAACGGAATGTGTTTTTCCAAGTAAGATTGCAAAAGTCCACTGTAGACAAATCCGATTTTGAATCGTTTCAAATCGGACATCCGATCTTTCCAATAGACCCGACAGTCTTCATCCAGAGAAATGTAAGATACCGGATTCGGAAGAATCTCCTGAATCCCAAGAATATACGGAAGCGACATTGTGTAGACTTTGTACTGAAAATGGGAGATCAATCGAGGATCCAAAGAAGCAAGAATGGTCAGATTAGGAACCAGATCAGTGCGAAAAATAGGATGGATCAAGGGATTACAAATAAAGGTGAACTGGATATTGGGATGGGTTTCTGCCAATTGAATAATGAAACGGAAATACTGAATATTATCACCAAACCCCTGCTCATATATCACGAGTACAGAACGACAGGGCGTTTTGCCATCCCAATAATCCAGCGTTTCAAACTCCACCCGTGTCTTCAAACCCGTTTGTTGACAAATGCGATTCGTCGCCAAACGGTTTTCATAATATTTGAATCCCAAGGCAAAGTTCTTCAAAGCCAAGTAAGAGAAAGACGCATTGTACATAAAATTAGGATCCGTCGTCTTGGAATGGACAAACCAGTAAATGGATTGTTTGTAATTCTTGGTCAAATAACAGAGTTCCGATAAATCATAAGAGGTCTTTGGATTCGTTGGATCCAACTCTTTGGCCAACAACAGGTGTTTTTCACACAACCGAAATCCCTCGGAATCATTCAAATTCCGATAACAATAGGCGATATTCCGGTGAGCATCACCCACTCGAGCAAAATCACAAATGAGATGAAAATAAGGCAACGCCTCTTTGTATTTCTTCAACTCAAAATAACAGCATCCGATTTCATTCAATGTCATCGCGTAGGGAACTGTACGTTCCGGAAGCGTTTTCAACACCACGATATAGGACTGTGCCGCAAGTTCAAACATTCGCTGGGTTTTGTAGAGAGTAGCGAGTTCTTGATGATACACCGCGGCATCCTTTTTCTTCTCCCGACAAATGTCCAAGATTTGTTCATAATAAGCAATCGCTTTTGCAGGATCCGTTTTGCTACATTCTAGAGCTTTTTGATGAATTAACTGAATATCAGAGGACGACATTGATAAAAGAAATGTCGTCCAATCATTTTGTATCCTTTTACATCGATAATATTAAGGTCTACCCGCGGTTTTGTAGCCTACAAAACCGTGGGTAGCCTATATCCTTTTCGTGGATAAATATATTTATTCGCGAATAGAGATTAAATAGACTTGTAACTTTTGACTTCGAACAATGCGGAATTGAACTGTTGGTTGATCATATTTTTGATACGAAAGCGCTCGTCGTTATTCCGGTAGACATTTCTGGCCAAATTAATAAAATCGTCGTCGAAGGACTGGTTTTGATCTTTGATACGTATACGGTCCTCAATATCCCACAAACGAGTATTCGCCATTTTCAAATGGAAGATCAGATGGTGATTCATTGGAGATGATGATTCAAAATCGGATTCTAATTGGTGAATAATCGGCATAAGACAATCCATTTCATCCTGGACTCTTGCTCGTTTCTCCGGATCGGTAATTTTTTCCAACTTTATCGTGAGAATCGTGTATTTATCATATAATTCACCAATCGAGCAGGGTACAGATATCATTTTACCACTACTACCAGACGACATATGTCAATAATCTATAATCTATGATAAATCCCCAGTAAATACTTATATTGTTTGAAATCGTATAGTTTTCTCCAAACAAAAAACACAGAACAAAAAGATATAAAGAATAAAAACGATGTCAAAGAGGGGGAGGAGGGGGAGTATCTTACAGCAAAATACAAAAACCAAATTAAAGGCCAAAATGATACTAGAAAAATAATATTGCATTCGTAGCTCAATTGGTTAGAGCATTGGTCTTATGAGCCAAAGGTCGCGGGTTCGATTCCCGCCGTATGTAATACGCATTCTTTACAACGCATTCTTTACAGCAAAGGGAACGAACGACTAAACATAAAAATGGACGAATGCAGCATCGCCAAATGGGCAAAACAAAATAAAAAACAAAGGGATAGAGTAGAAAATAGCAAGGTTGGCCGAGTGGTCTAAGGCGGCAGACTTAAGACCTGCTATCGTGAGATGCGTGGGTTCGATCCCCACACCTTGCAAAATGGAATTTACACTTCCAAATGGGGTCGCATAGTGTAGCGGTAAGCACCTTAGACTTTGAATCTGATATCATGGGTTCGAATCCCATTGTGACCAATGTACCCGGTTAGCTCAGTCGGTAGAGCGCCAGCCTTTTAAGCTGGTGGCCGAGGGTTCGAGCCCCTCATCGGGTGACGCGGGGAATAAAATCCCCAGGTAACACAGGTATTCATACCCAGGTAACACAGGGATTTGTACCATTTATAAAACACGATAATGACCATTGTGTTTTATTTTCTCTTATGAACGGTCTTTCTTTTTTTATTCGATTTACGTCGTCTACCTCCTGTATGTGGTTTTAAATCCTGTTCAAATATTTTCTGTCTTACTGCATTATATGCTCCACGGTTTTCCATATTACGTCGTAGTGTAGCTTGCATAGTATTGTCCTCATCTTCTTTCATTAATTGTACCGATTCCAATTCTTCTGTATAACAATCAATTTCTGTCATACCAGTTTTTTTGCGATCTTTTTTACACATTCTTAATAATAAGTCAGCATCCTCTTTGTTATCCTTATTGCGCAACTGATTAAATACTTCTTCGTATGCTTTTTGTTGAGGTGATATGAAAAACCAAGCACCACCGTTTTTCTTTGTCACACTGTGTTTTGACCCCCTTCTCTTTACTGATTTCATTATATATTTATATTACATTTTATCGCGGAGTTATCGAAGAAAGAATAAATCAAACACCGCGAAGCGAATAATATTCATCATCATTCCTCTCAAAAAAGTAGTCCCGGATTTCCTGAATACATTCGGCCGGCATTTGCGCCGAAGGAACCAAGATACCCTGAGAATCATATTCCACGTGTTTTGCAGGATCATAATGAATACGAACCAAAATCTCATTTCGCGCCGTGTATTTACGATTCGCCTTGGATCCGTGGAAATAATGTCTAATGTTGCAAGGAATATAGCCAACCATCACTGCCGTATCATCCACGACAGAGTAATGTTTTGCTATATCGTCGCGAAAATCGACCAAATCCTTGTTCAAAGAAGCGATGCTACCAAACAAACGCTGGGTCAAAATATAATCCCCCGATCCCAACACACTTCTGTCATAAATTCCGCCAATCTTTTCATAAAACTCACGACGACACGCCCAAGCATATCCACAATGCCAATAATTCACACCTCGCTGATGAGTAAATGTCTGGCCATTGCAAAATTTATAACCAAATCCCTGCCACAAAGTCATCGGAACATCGTTTTCATCCAGATCCATACACACACTGAACAACTGAATAATCTCAAAGACATTCAATGCCTTCAACGCATAATCCACCCAGTCCGCATTCTCAAACTCCACATCGCCGTCAATCCAAGCCACCGCCTTCCAGTCCGCGGGCAAAAGTCGACGTATGCCTAAATTTATCATATTTTCCTTATGCCAAAGAGCGTGTTCGGTTCGCAACTGCATATGTTGCGGATTCTCAGCGTCCGTAATGACAAACTCTTGCGAACCGTAGGCCAACTCCACAACATACAGTTTGACCCGATCCGTCCGACCCATTCGATCCATAAACTCGCGCATCAACTCCCATCGACGACGGAAAGCACAGACATTGGAAACAAAGGTCACTACGTGCAAAACGTCGTCGACCATCACATCAGACGATAAAGCATTGTTCAACAAAGCGCGTCGATCCACCCCATATTTGGGATGATACTCGTGGAGTTCAATTTCATCTAGAGCGACCATAGTTCTTCGAGATGAAATAATCAAAAAGGATGTTTTACTATAAAGAGAGAGATTTTCCAAGAAAACATCCGCGACCCCCCTCTAATCTCTATTCGTGGATATCAGACAGACACCAACAATTCTTCAACCGTTTGCAAAAACCACTCGTAATCCACACCGCCCAAATCAATCCCATTTTCACCCGTATCCGAAAAATATACCATCGATCCGCGTCGTATAAAAACGGTACACTGAATCGTACGCGCAAGAAAACGGAGGTTTTGCAAATGGGAATAGTCTCCTGAAACGACAATCAACGACAACATGGACGGCAAAGTATACAAGGGACAGTCAAACGATTCTCCAAAACACAAAAATCGGACACTGTCCGGAATGACACCGTCTTCAATCCATTGCTGAAAGGCATCACCAAAGACCAAGTACCGAACACCATCCGGAATATATCCCGGCTCAATGCGCGCATTGAACAAGGGACCCAAGGTCAAATGAGTAATCCGCCCCCCAGATGGCAAAGAATCACCCAAAGATTCAACGTATTTAAAGGGCAACACCAAATGGATGTTTTGCACAAACGCCGGAACAAACCCAGCTTGTAAACAGGGAACAAAATGAAATCCCACCTTCAATAGGCGAAGACTCTTGGGTAAAGATCCGCCCAAATGTAAAGGCCGGTGAAAATGATATCCCAATGTCAAGTGCGTCAGACCCTCTGGCAACAATCCGGGCTCGATCGAATGATCATAGGAATACCCCAAGGTCAAATGCGTGAGCCCCGCAAGCAAGATACCTTTTGCTAATTTTGACTGGAAACAATGTCCAAGAGTCAAATGGGTGAGTCCCACCGGCAAGACCCCCGGATCAATCGGGTGATTATACATATAGCCCAAGGTCAAGTCTTTCACAGTAGTCGGAACCAATCCAGGAGACAAACAATGGGTATACGAATAGCCAAACTCCAACTTCTCCAGATGGGAGGGAAAAATATCTTTGGCTACCTTGGACCGAAACGAATGTCCAAGAATCAGGGTCCGAACACTGTCCGGAATATCCCCCGGCTCTATCGACCCATCATACAAATTTCCAAGACGAAGTTCAGAACAATGTGCGGGAATCACTTGAGCCAAAGATATTCCTAGAACCATCGAATCCTTATCCACGATAGAGACGGTTTTACTAGATTCCAACTCTGCACAAACCCTCTGGATCAGGAGAGGCCGAATGACCGTCGACACATAAAAAGCATCAAAATCTTCCATTGAGAACCAAACACAAACACACGAAGTTGTATAAAAGATGTATAGTTGAACTACATATCTTTATACGTTTTCTTTTTTACTCACTCACTCACTCACTCCCAAAGTATCCACCCTTGCCCAACTTGAAGTCCGTCAAACGTGTAATCATATCGTTCTTGTCCTTCATAATTTCCTTGATCAAATCCTTGATTGAAATCATTCCCACAAAGTCGTTGTTGTTCTCATCAATGACCAAAAGATGGCGAATATCCTTGAACAACATCTTGTTCATACACTCTTCAATCGTATCATTCTTCTTGGCGATGATAATATTGGGCGTAAAGGTACAAATATCCTTGATTTTAACCGTCTTGTCATCTCTTCCCAGGGCAGAAACCTTGTTGATATAATCGCGCTCCGATAATACACCGACCACATTGTTCTCTTTATCTGTGACCGCAAGACAGCCAATGTTGAAAGCAGAGAATCGTTTGACGGCATTATTCGCATTGTTCTCTTCACTGATCTTGAAATCGATCTTGTGATAACAGGAGCTCTTGAACACCGACAAGGCAGAGACGACATTTTTAGAATGAGTGGTTGAAAACAAACGACGCGAAATCATTTTACACAATACAGCATATAGACAAGAGTATTTAATCTCTTTTCGTGGATAAATATTTATCCCCACCCGTTATTGAATTATATCGAATAAAGGGAGGGGGTCGTAATAAAGGGAGGGGGTCGTAGGCGTCTCCACCGTCGGCCGCCCGTTGGGCGGCCTTATAACCGTAGGTTCCCCTACTTACTTGATAGTACTCGGACAAATACCCAAATTACTCGTCTGAATGAAAAACGACGTATCGGACCAATAAAACCGAAACCCCAAATGATTATGGAAAAAATCATCCATATAATAATCCAAGGGATACTCATAAAAAGGAAACGTCTCCAAATAATCCAAAAATTTTACCACACCCGAATACGACCACAAAAGCGAATCCGTACATCGCGTAAACAACATACGCGTGATCCCAAAACATTCACCGCCATCCTTCGACAAAAGTGACAGTTTTGCATCACCCCCCGAATACGCCTGATTCCGTCTTCCAGAATACGCAGTATTCGATCCGATGTCAATGACGTCCCATTGATCAAGCGAACCTTGCACAGCGGAAAGAAACGGCACGAATCGAGACGACGAAACCTGCAATCCAATCACATCACTCTCAAATGTCAAAAACATACCCTCAGTATAATTACGACGAATCGTCTCCAAGACGTGTCGAAAATTCAAAAACAAGGAAATCTCCGATTTCCGCATACCGTGACGCCGACGGATAACCGTACGTACGCGGTTTTGCTTGACATATTGGTTCATCATTTCATCCGTAACCGTGGTTTTGTAAGTAGGACACAGAAAAGAAGAATGCGAATCAGACACACCCAACGAATCAACCAAATGTTTCATCATCGGATATCTAGATGGTTCATATTCAGGTGAACAAATAACATAAATGTGATCGACAAAATTCGTTATACTCATAATCGTAAGAATAGATACAACAAAATATTTATACATTTTTCCAAGAAAAGAATTATCGGGCTTTTATATACAACAAAAATGAATCCAAGTGATGAACTGAATGAACCTTTTGTTAAAAAACCGGTAAGTACAGTAGCGACATTAAACCAACATCCTGTAGACGCAGCAACGATCCCGATCAACAATTTGGAAACTATTCCAGAAGACGAAGAAATAAGTAAAATTCGGATCGCAGATGCGATTCCTGAAGCAGACGATGTTCAAGAAATATCGAATCCACCAGAAGAACTATTTCCATTAGCTGTAACACATAAAAAACGAACACTCACCCAGCGCGCATACGATAAATTAAAAAGTCTCTATCGTAGTGTGAAAAATAGGATCCTTCGAAATGGTGAACAACCTGAAATACCAATTGATGTACAACCCGATTTAGATTGTGAAACCCCCTATTTCATTATAAATACACACCCCGAATTGTTTCCAGGAAATATCATACTTTCAACAGAAGATTGTGATATATTAATATATACATATCGTTGGATACTAGAATTGCTTCCACCTCATGATATAGAAAGTATTTATTTTGCTGAAACGACAAAATACTATTTGAATTTAATCAACCTATTACAATACCACAACATTAAAAACCTATATCCGAAACTGTATTATATAATTGTATATAATTCGTTGAATGGAATATTGGATCAAGTAAAAAAAAACCCTACTTATATACCAAACCGAACGAATAACTATATAAATGAAGTAAGAGAAACTATTAAAAAACCACCACAAGTATTACGAAAACAAGAGAACGAAATACTAAGACGAGATTTTAGAATAAATGATCATTTCCATTTATCACACAACACAAATGTACTATATCCTGAAAATATAGAATCTAGAATTATTACGCAAGAAAAAAATACAGGAGGCCGTAAAAAAA